GTTTGACAAGGCATTCGAGCGGCTTGAGGCCAAGCTCGACGGGTTAGGTAAGCGAGGCTGATATGCGTAAGATGAAGAAATTTTCCGATGGCGGCAGCGACAAGTACAAAGCCAAGTACGAGCGCAAGATCGCGGACATCAAAAGCGACTACGACAAGGCTATGAAGGGTAAGACTGGCCGAGCTGCGGAAATAGCTGCTGCGAAGCGTGACCAGCGTCTGGCCGACGCCAAGGACGACCTTGCCAAGTGGACCAAGTCGGATCGCACTGAGACCCGCGCAGGTGAAAAAGCTGCCGAGCGCAACCTGTCGATGACCCGTAAGTATGGCGCTATGAAGTCTGCTGTGAAGGCGGATGATGTAGCCAAGGTTGGCCCTATGGACGACCTACTCAAGTCTGCGCCAAAACCGCAGATGATGTCTAAACCGGAAGCAAAAAGCCGCCCCGCACCGACACGTCGAGCTCCCGCCAAGAATACGCGTCAGAGTGCACCTGCGGTAAAACAGGAAACACGCACACCAGCGGCCACCAAACCGCTTCCCCCTTCAAGGGGTAACATTACGTTTGGTAAGCGGGAGGTTGCGAAGCCTAGCCCCAAATTATCCGCAGGGCAGGCCGAGTACAATGCTCGCGTAGCTAGACTGCGTGAAGATCAGGCGCAGCGCGCTCGGTGGAGCGACGTAGAAGCTAAAGGCGCTAAGGATGCTAAATTATACCGGCTCAGGGCAGCTGCAGAAGCTCCCGGCGCGAGCCAATTAGTCAAGGACCGCTACCGTATGGCAAAGGAAACAGGAATGTACGCTTCAGGAGGAACAGTGAAAAAGAAACCGATGCCCCCACAGCCGACTCCGGCTGAGCGTGCAGCTTCGAAACGTCAGAATGAGTCACTGAAAAAGGCACAGCCTACTCCTGCTGACGTCAGTGCAATTGGTCGTGGTAACCGCTCCAGCGGTATGAAAGCAGGAGGTAAAGCTAAAATGGCAGACAAAGCAGGACGCGCGCTCAAAAAGAAGTCGGCTGACACGATGGGCCGTGCGATGATGAAAAAGGCCGGTGGCGGCAAGTGCTATGCCAAGGGCGGTTCGGTTTCGGCTCGTGCCGATGGCTGCGCTACCAAGGGCAAGACCAAAGGCAAGATGGTCTGATGCGCGCCAGTCGGGGTATGGGTGCCATGAAAGCGTCCAAGATGCCGGGCAAAAAGACGATCAAACGGAAGGACAATCCTGATGATGTCTCGGTATACGCGAAGGGGGGTAAAGCGAAGCTCGACATCTCCAAAGCGATCAAGAAGCCCGGCGCACTCCGTGCGGAGCTTGGCGCTAAGAAGGGTGAAAAAATCCCGGCAGGAAAGCTAGCCAAGGCTGCAAAGGCCCCGGGCAAGCTGGGTCAGCGTGCGCGCTTCGCCCAGCTGCTGGCTAAGATGAGGAAGAAAAAGTAGGTGGCGCGCACGGACGAGGCCAAATGGAAACGCATTGTCGCTAGTGTAAAAGCTGGCGGCAAAGGCGGCAATCCGGGTCAATGGTCCGCGCGCAAGGCCCAGCTTGCTACCCAGCAGTATAAGAAATCTGGGGGTGGTTATTCCGGCCCCAAGACCAAGGCGCAGAAATCGCTGTCCAAGTGGACTGATGAGAAATGGGGTACCAAGTCGGGCAAGCCCTCGACACAGGGGCCGAAGGCGACGGGTGAACGCTATTTGCCCAAGAAAGCACGCGAAGCCTTAACTACTAAGGAATATGCTGCTACAAGCAGAGCCAAGCGTGAAGGCAAAGCCAAGGGCCAGCAGTTCGTGAAACAGCCCAAAGCTATCGCCAAAAAGACGGCACGGTTCAGGTAAATAGTTAGACACAGGAGTTCATAATGGCCAACGCACTATACCCGCTCTGGAAGCAGAGCATTCTCCAGTTTGCGGCAAACAACAACCTGTCGTCGGGCACTGTTAACGTCGCCCTCATCGACACTGGCGTTTACACCTACAGCGCTGCGCACCAGTTCTGGTCCTCGGCTTCCTCTGCTGTGGTAGGCACCCCGCAGGTTATCGGCAGCAAGACCTTCACCAACGGCGTGTTTGATGGCGCGGATGTCACCTACACTGCGGTCACCGGTAACTCGGTCGAAGCCCTCATCATCTATATCGACACGGGCACTGCCGGTACCTCGCCTCTGGTTGCCTACATCGACACGGGTGTCACCAACCTGCCGGTCACTCCGAACGGTGGTAACATCAGCATCGTCTGGAACGCCTCGGGCATCTTCGCCCTGTAAGGATATAGGCTGTGGCGCTTAAACACGCTTTTGTTAGTGGTAAAACAGACGGGGGTGACAGCACCCTCGTCCAGCCGTCTAACTGGAACGCTGCGCACACCATCGACAGCGATGGGATCACTATACCCTACAACGCGAGCGCACCTGCGTCTCCGGCAGCAGATAACATCACTATATTCTGCACCGAAGTTGCCAACCGTGCTATGCCAGCGTTTGTCGGGCCTTCAGGGTTAGATAGTCCTTTGCAGCCTTTTTTGGCGCGCAACAAGATCGCTGTGTGGAGCCCGCCGGGTAACGGGACAACTGCGCCGGGTGTATTCGGCATGGGTGCGCTGACTGTTGTATCAAACGCAGGTTCCACCTTTACCACCCGTAACGTCGCTACGACAAACGTGTTAACGCGCATCAAACGCGTGGCGGTTGTCAGCACTTCTAACGCCGGTACTCTTGGCAGTCTTCGTAACCCGCAGGCCCAGTATACTACCGGGACTGGTTCTGGTCTGGGCGGGTTTCATTTCGTCGCCCGTTTCGCCACCTCGGATGCTTCAACGGTCAATGGTGCTCGCGCTTTTATTGGCATGTCCTCGGCTACGGGCGCGGCTACGAACGTGCAGCCATCAACGCTTGTTAACTCTGTTGGTGTGGCCCAGCTTTCTACGGACGCTACGCAGTGGTATATCGTCTATGGTGGCAGTGCGGCGCAGACTGCTATTGCTTTGGGCACGGGCCTTGGCGCGCCAACGCTTACTAACACAGCGTTCGAACTGTCTCTCTTCAGCCCGCCGTCCCAGAATGGTGTGGTACATTACGAGGTTTTGAATATAGGTAGTGGTGTAAAGGTAGTCGGCACATTGACCCCCGGTACGCCCGGCGTGCAGACCCCGGCCAACACAACCCTACTTACCAACCAGATGTGGCGCACAAATAACGCTCAAGACGCAACAGTCGGCTTAGACATCATCTCCATCTACATCGAGACAGACCAATGATTTACACGATCATTCTTGATGAGGGCGTTGTCCTACGAGACAGCGACGGGGTGCAGATTGCCCCCTGTCAAGATGACCATGACCCTGATTTTATGGCGTACAATGCGTGGGTAGAGGCGGGCGGAGAGCCTACCATATTAGACACTAGGAGCTAATCGTGGCCGCTTTTGACGCAGGCGCATTTGATAACGGTGCGTTCTTCGTCACCACGGGACCGGCAGCACAGACGCTGACCGCGTCGCTGTTTACTAACACCAATACATTCTATGCTGCGTCGATCACTCGCGGCCCAGTAACGCTCAGCCCGAGCCTGTTCACGAACAGCAACACTTTCTACGCTGCCACAATATCTCAGACAGGCGCGAACCAGACGCTGACTGCCTCGCTGTTCACGAACAGCAATACTTTCTATGCCGCCTCCATCACGCGGGGAGCGGTCACGCTCACCCAGAACACGCGGTTCGATAACAGCAATACCTTCTATGCTGCTTCCATTACGCGCGGCCCGGTTACGCTCAGCCCGAGCCTGTTTACCAATTCGAACACTTTCTATGCTGCGTCGATTACTCGCGGTCCGGTCACGCTCAGCCCGAGCCTGTTTACCAACTCGAACAGCTTCTACGCGGCGTCCGTCACTACGTCGATTACCCTCACCGCTTCGCTGTTCACGAACGATAACAGCTTCTATGCTGCCTCCATCACGCGTGGTCCGGTTACGCTCAGCCCGAGCCTGTTTACCAATTCTAATACCTTCTACTCCTCCACAATCGTAACTAGCGGGGAGCTATCGCCCCCACTGGTGGTCAACACCAATAGCTTCTACGCCGCTTCGATCACGGTTGGTACGGCCACGCTCAGCCCGTCGCTCTACACCAATAGCAATAGCTTCTATGCCGCTTCGATTACGGTAGGCACGACCACGCTCAACCCGAGCCTGTTTACGAATACCAACACCATATACTCGCCATCGCTCACGATTGGCACGAGCACGCTTGTCCAGAATGCGCGCCTCGATAACGTAAATAGCTTCTACTCGGCTGAACTCAGCAGTGCGGTTCAGCTGTCGCCCCCGCTCACAACCAATACGAATAGCTTCTACAGCGCGGTCCTTACCGTTACGCAAGTAGTTGAGCCCAGCCTCTACACCAACGACAACAGCTTCTACACTGCCTCGATAACGGTCGGTGCGGTTACGCTGACGCAGAACACGCGGTTCAACAATACGAACATTTTCTACGGGTCTGCGCTAACCCCGACGAACGAGCTGTCGCCTCCGCTGGTAACCAACACCAATGCTTTTTATGCGCTGGTCATATCGGCAACCAGCGAGCTGGTCCCGACCCGCTATAATAACACCAATACCTTCTACACCCAGACGCTGACGTCGACCTACACGCTCAGCCCGGCGCTATTTACCAATACCAACACGATCTACATTCCGGTTGTCGCCAAGGAGCAGGTGCTCACCCAGACGGCGCGGCTGGATAATATCAATATAATCTACGGCCCTGAGGTCGCCTCACAGTTGTTGCCGCCACTGGTGCTTGGCGGGGATATATTCTTTCAGACCCTACTGCGTCAGGGGCAGCCCATACCCAACTGGACTCCCGACGCGGGAGCTAGTGCTAATGCTTTCGACGACATGGCTCCGCCACCCGCACCTAACTGGACATCGCAGTCTCAGGCGGGCGGCAACAACTTCACACCTTCTGGAAATACAGTGACACCCACCTACGACTTCACACTTACGTGAATACGTGGTAGCGTAGGGGCAAGAGGAATACGTAATGGCAAACACTTCCGGTACTACGACCTTCAACCTGAACCTCAACGAGATCGTCGAGGAGGCTTTCGAACGCTGTGGCGCTGAGCTTCGCACCGGTTATGACCTGCGCACCGCGCGGCGCAGCCTCAATCTGTTGACTATGGAATGGGCTAACCGGGGTATCAACCTATGGACTATTCAGGAGGGCACAATCCCTCTCGTCGCAGGGCAAGC